GACTCTCTAATAATTATTCCAAACTCAGACCCTTCTGTTGTTAGGTTAGTAAATGCAGAGCCTAATCTAGTAAGTTGTCCTTGTATAGTGTTCTGTGCTTCAAATGCAGCAATAGCAGCTTTGTTTTGTGCGTTGGCCTGATTCTCTAAGTTTTCATTAAAAGTAACTAACTGGTCATTTAACAAAGGCAAGATTGCAGTTCTAGCCTCAACAGATCCAAACAATAATGCCAGTGTCTCTTCACTTGCTCCACCTTTCTCTACAACTTCTGCTAAAACACCACTGAGTCCTTTAGTCTTTAATGCTGTAGCGCTAAAATCTATTCCCAGTTTTTCAGCCGCTTTTGCAGCTTCACTTGTCGGTTTTTGTATTGAAGCAATAACTTGTCGTAGTCCAGCAAAGGTTGATTCAACTGGAACACCAGTAGCAGTGACAGTAGATATAGCAGCGTTAAGTTCATCTATACCTACACCAGCACCAGCCGCAATAGGTGCAAGTCGTCCTATCTGTTGGGCATATTGATCTACAACGATTTTACCATCATTCTGTGTTTGAATAAATCCATCTACTAACTTAGCCGCTTGATCTGAACTCAAACCATAAGCATTAAGGACAGAGGTAGTAGCATCAGCAACTGTAGCTAGATCAGAAAATCCACCAGTTGCTCCCAACTGTGATGCTTTTAATACATCTGTTAATTCTGTAACCTCGCCAAAACCAGCAGACGCTACATCATAGGAAGCTGACAATAAATCAAGCTGTGAAACCTGACCACTAAGCTCATTTGATAAAGTTGCTAATTTTGGTTTTAATGCGTCTGCATCAACTCCTAGAGTTTTGACTTTCGCTGTCGCAAAATCAGCAGCAGCTAAATTACCGAAAGCTTTTGTAAGTCCACCAATAACAGCACTAATTCCAATTAATGGACCCAAAAGTGGTGCAGCCGCAGCAGTGAGCGCACCAAAACCACCAGCAGCAGTTTTAGCTCCTGTGCCTGTAGCTGCTAACCCTGCTGGTAATACTTTTAGACTTCCAGTTGTTGCTTTAAGCTTTCCACTTGTACCACTAATAGTTGTATTAAATTTCTTGGCTTCTCCATCAACATTCTTTAACGCTGTGACAGCTTGTGTGGCATTAACTCTTAGTTCTACATTAGAAACTGCCACGACTAAACAATAACTCCTTTAACTATATCTTGATTTGCGCTTGATTGCATCTGCTTCTTTTTTTTCTCTATCATACTTTAGTTCATAATATCCAGCAAAAAATACCAACTCTTCCTCAGTGAGTTGTGATCTCAATTCACTAATTGTTTTACCTAATTCTGTTGCAAGGAAAAACTCAAAATTTAACCAGTTGTCCCCCTTTAGGATTCCTTTGCGTTATCAATCGTTGCGTTTTGATTTACACCAAATAAGAACAATTCAATTTCATTTAATACATTTTCTGGCAACTCATTTTGCAAGTTAGCAAAATCTGCTGGGTGGAATGCTTTTGTACCATCTTCATTCTCTGCCAACTGACAAAGCATATGTGTCGAAACGACTAATGGATCATCACTCCCTGCCCTTTGCGTTGCTCTGGCTCTGTCAGCCCTTGTAATGGCCTTGAAATATAAACTGACCACAACATTACCATTATCATCTTTAACGTCAAATTTGCGCCTTTTAGAGAGGTCAAACGACTCCTTTAAAAGGTCNAGGGTTCTTTTTTGTGCCATAAATTAAGTGCGAGATAATCTTAATTTACTATATNTCTGAAGTTATNGCACCAGTTGTCTGGAAAGATATGTTAATTAACTGAGTCTCTCCAAGTGTTGCNCCATATTCAGCACTNGTAATAATTCCAGAAAAAGCTAACTTTTTAGAACTAGCTGAACTATCAGGGAACAATTCAAATAATGCGTCTCCAGCATCGCCAGTTGTTAATATATCTTCAACAAATGATAGGTAATCCGCGTTTCCAGCGTTGTCATAAATCAATTCTGCTGATCCCTCACCAGATATTAGACCACCAATAAAAGTCTTTGATGTGTTTCCTTGAACTGTAGTTTCTAAAGTATCNTTTGAAACTGATAATGACCAAGATCTAGTTCCAGCAATATCGGCTTCAGTGCCTGCTGCGTTATGNAACATGATCTTNCCTACATCGCCTCTAATAGCTGCCATGACAAAAAAAAGAAAGATTTACAAATATATTAACTCTTTTCGGAGTTTTTTACATCTTTTTTAGAATTTTGTTGATTCTCCATATATCTTTTACAATTTGGATCCCAGTATTGTGGGTCTCTTACACCTTTGACAGCTTCGATAGCGTCTAACATTTCGTCTGTAATAACAAGTTTTGCCATTTTTAAAGATCCTCGTAAATAGTAAATGTTATTCTGATTTGGGTTTGAAACTTACCCTGCGGACTAGATGTAAGTATTTCTGGTCCAATAGGTGCATCAAAAATAACACTTGATACTGTAATTCTATTGTATAAGTCCCTTAGTCTTTTGCAAATTGTAAGATTAGACCCTGCACCTAGTCCCTCTTCTGTAAAAACATTCAATAAAACTAAGCCATTAATCAAATTATCAGAATCAGTTGTACCACCCTGAGTAATATAACTGTTCGCACCGAAGCTTGTAATGCACTGTACAAAGGTATCTTCAGCAGTAGAGTCAAACGTCATATTATTAAAAACAACAGGAATAGCGGGGCTGCTGGCTAGTTCTGTTGCTAATCTAGCCTCTATTGTTGATCGTACTGTGTTTAAATCTGTAGCAGCCATCAGATACTCCTTTTAATCTTGCTATATTCTCCGTCAGCCCAAGTTTGTAATTCTTTTGCTATTAGTTCTGGATAGCCAGCTTGTGTATTCTGTCTTGTCCTGTAAACATCGCCCCAAGATGGTGGTAAATTTTCTCCAAAACAAACTGGCTCTGCATAAGGCAAGTTATTTGAAACAGTACCGCTAAATTTTTTTATTTGTGTTTGCCAAGCATTTCTAAGAGAGCCTCCTACTCCTTTTTCATTAGCTCTAGGCTCAAATACTGGTGTTGCCTTTTTTACTCTAGCTGTCCATTCTAATGTTGTTGCCTGTACCAAAATTTCTACAGATTCCTCCATTACCTTTGGGATTTGCAAAATAGAAATTTGTCTGGCCATATTACCTCAAGATAAGATCAAAACTAATTGGTGTGTTATTCTGCTCATTCACAATAACTTGTATAATTTTAAATTCTACGTTACTTATTACCACTCTGTCCTTGGTTGTTGGTGCAAATGTTAGATCACCAGCAGAAATAGTCAGCAGCTTATCTTGTGATTCGATTAAATCGTTTACCTGATTCTTTGAAACATTACTTAATGCACCTTTGATAGTTGTATCAGATGTAGACTCTGTAATAGCTCCAGTAGTGGTATTGTATGCCCCTGCTGTTACCTGTCTGATAATCACATCACCGCCAAGTTTTTTGAGTGAAGCGCTGGCAGCTTTTTTTAGTGCTTTAGCAAGACTCATAAGAAATAAGCAATAACCTGACCACTTGCAAGAGTGATACTTGTAATAACTCCACAAATTTCTGAAGATGATTTCATGGTGATGCCGTTAATAGTTGAAGAACCATTTTCTGTTAAGTTCTCAGCAACTAAAGTCACCTCTGCATTTGATAAGCAATGCACTTTACCAAATCTGCCTGTATGTGCAGCCGTATCGGTAATAATAATTGCAGCTGGATACTCATAGCCGTAACCCATTTTCATGACCTCTTGATTGATAAGTTTGCTCTTCCACCTATTCTAATACCCATTAAGTAGTGGTCAACGATTGGTGGAATACGATCAACCCCAACAGCTCCATAGAATCTAGGAGTTACATTTATATTACCAATACTTACAGCGGCAAAATCTTCCAAGCCACTTAGTTCTAATCCGTTCCTATTATTGTTAAGGTAAACAGCCAAAATTACTTGAGCGTGTTTTACCCTATCTGGTATTTCAGTGTCGAGGTAATAATCTGCGACTAATCTGTTAGGAAATGACAAGCCATATAAGTTTGTGTATGTGTCAGGTTTCCTTACTCCCGATCTAGGCCATTCTAGTGCTTGGGTATCAGCTACTCTCGCACCTAGAAATTTTTCTCTGTCAATTCTTTGAGCAGCTGTAAAAAGCGCACGATTCTTATTGTCGTTGCTTGAGCCGTCCCACGCCGCAGCATCATCACTGAGAACTAGACCCTCAATAAATGTGTTTGCATCATCAAGAGTTATATAGGTGTTTGCGTTAGCACCGCCAACAGTAGCATCAAGTGTTATCGCCATTTAGTTTTACCTTTTTGGACTTCGGTTTAGTTTTTGGCTTTTCAATAGTGGGAGTGAGAGAAGCCGCCTTTGCAGCAGCTTCATTTCTCTCTCTCATACGCCTAAATGCGTACATAGCCATTAGCTTGATGCACCTTTAAGAGCAACAAAGTTAATAACTATTGCTTCGCCTAAGTTTCCAGCAGATACGTTAGAAACTGTAATTTTAAAACTACCAGACCCAATTTCACTTGCGTTAACAAGATATGAGCCAGCAGTTCCGCCACTACCATGACAAGCAACTACAACATCTGTTGAAGAGACTTTGCTATTTGTAACAGCAAAAGTTACCTCTACACCAGCGTTAAGAGTTGCGTTATTCATTGTGATCTGACCAGACTCTGTATTTAGAGTTACTCCAGTAGCCTTTGAACTAGCCTGTGTGACAGTTCCACCTGTTGTTGGTCCCACTAAAGAACCAGCAGTTACGTCAAATAATGATGGCATGATTAATCCTGATTACTTACGTTTGTAGCGCGAACAATACCGATGTTCTTAGTTTCATAGACTTTCGACCAAGAGCCTACTGTTTCAAGTGTCGATCTATTTGGGTTTACAGTTGAAACTGCATACTTAAGACCTACAGGGTGGTAGATGTAATGAAGATCTACTGCCATTGCTTCTTCTAAAGCAAGAATATCTCTATCAGTTTGTGTTCTGATTGGTGCTTGCTCCCCTGTTACTACTGCCCCTTGTGTAAAGAAGAAAGTAGAGTATTCTGTTGAAGCGCCAGAGCCTGTTGTTGGTATATCGTCAGAAACGATAACGCGTAAACCCATGAAAGTGTTTACAGTATTTGGTCCATCAAACGCCCTTGTTGTGCTACCACCTGTTGCGTCTGAATCTGGAGCGCCTGTATTGTCATAAATACGATCAATAGCATTTCTCTCAACCAAGTCATAAAAGACTTTTGAATGCATTGCAATGGCTGTTAACTTACCACCTTGATCGCCTAATAAAGCTTGTGCTTTAGCAACGTGTCTTGGGCTAAGTACTGTTGGAGAATCACCTGATTCAGAGTCGATAGTTAAATCAAACAAAGCTGAACTACTAGAGTTTGCATTGATAGAACCAAATGCACCAGTTAAACAAGAATATAAATCCTTCTGCTTTTGGTTGTTGACGTATGCCGCCATCTTCTGAGCAATAGCAGCCATTGGATCAACACCGCCACCAACTGCAAGAGCAGCTAAGTCACGAGAACTGAAAGCACGACCTCTATGAAGTACAGCTGCAATTTGATTATCAGCTGTAATCTTTGCTGGTGTTAATGATGTTGAGTCTGATAAAACCTCAAAATCTCCAGTTAAATTAGCTTTGTAGAAAGGTATCTTTACAAAGTCTCCGCCTCTTTCTGCGGATAGATTCAATTCTGCCAAAGGTTGTACTACCCCACTTTGTAGGAAGCTGTCAGTTTGAGTTGTAGCTTCGATTAAGTAGGGAGTAAACACCTCAGGAATTATTAAATCACTGCGTAATGTCGCCATTAGAATTTAATAAATATGTTTACTTCGAGGCACAACCTCTGACGTAGCACAACCACGTTGTTACTATACTAACCGCTAACTGCATTTTTGAGCATATTATATTTATTTATGTCTGTTCTAAATAACCTACTTTGCTCTGTAAGGTTGAAAGATTCTTTGGCAAATGGATTCTTTTCACCAGCTGCTATAGTTTCTGTTTGAACTTTAGTTGTTGTTGCTCCTCCTCCCTGCGGTCTTGGATTTTTTTGTACCCAAGCTGGCATTTTAGACATAGCCCATTCTTTTACAGGTGTTCTGTTATAACCATCAACTACAACAACTGTTCCGTCTGTCTCTCTAGCTAATTGATCTTTGTCAATACGAGACAAAACATATTGCGGGTCGTGAACAACATCAGCAAGTGCTGTTACTGCTGGCGCTTCCACTTCAAGCTGTCTCTGTCTAGCTTCTAGCTCCTGTATCTTTTTGTTCTTAGCCTCTTCAGCATCACGATATTGTTGAGCCTGCTTTGCTATAGCTTCATCATATCTGCCTTTAGCCTCTAGCTCCTCTTGCTCTTTTTTTTGTTTATAAGCAATAAGTGCATCTACATCAACATCTGGTGGTACAGCTTTAGCCGCCTCCTTTGCTTTTTTGTAATCGTCTAAAATTTCTCTGTTGCTTTTTCTGAGTGCTTCAACTTCTGCCATTAACGCTGCAGTATCTACAGGTGGATTTGGTTTNATTGGTTCGTCAGCCATAAATAAAAAATTTACAATTATTCACAATACTAGCTCCACTTCGTGCGGTCTGCCCAAAAAGCTGCTGACATTTTACCTTTGGCAATATTTTTAGCGTGTCTAGCCTTAAAACTTTTGCGTTTTGCCTTATCTGCCATGCTTTCCCCTTTTCTTGGTGGTTTAGTATCAGCCCCTTGCGCTCCAAACCTAATTAATTTAATCTTGTCACCTTCTTTGGCTAGTACTACATGAGACTTTGTAGGGTGTGATGGTGTTCTCTTAGGTTTGTTATAACCAGATAGTCCAAACCTTTTAAGTCTAGGGTCACTCATTTGCCCTTCCTTCTCATTGCTAATCTATGCGCCTCTGTAAATGACATTCCCTCTCTCATCTTACGTTTCATAAAATCCATATGCGCTTTAGTATGACCATGCGCTTTTTGGTGTTTGGCTAGAGTATTTTTTTGTCTTGTAGTTAGTTTCATCTTCTTTTATTGTACCTTGAATAGATTGCAGAATCTGCTGTTCTGGCTTTATCCCCTCTCATATAACTGTTGACTCTACCCATCGCCCAAGCTGCCATAGGTACGTTTCTTGAACCACTAGACAAATAAGCGCCCTGACCTTTTCTATATACCGCTGCAAGTTCCCCATAAAAAAAGCGTGTACCTTCAGCCTTCTTTTTTAAGTTAGCTTTTACGCTTGCGCTTAGTGGTTTTCTTCTTTTTGCTTGTGGAGACATTTTGTTTAGTACGTGATTTGGATACAGCTTGAATATCAATATACTGTCCTTTTCTATAAGCCTCGGCAGTTCTCTTAATCTCAGCAGCTTTTGCTGATTTATTTTTAGCACCAGACAGGTACTTTTTAGGTAGCCCTGTTTTTTTGTCCTTTGGAACTCGCCTTAGTTTCTTAGTCACTTTTTAGTTTTTTTCTTTGCTTTTGGCTTTACTTCACAGTTCTCAGCTTTAGGCTTAGAGTCCTCAGCACCTTGAACTTTAAAAATATATCCCATTACTTTTTGCCTCCCTTCTTAACCTTTTTCTTTTTACCCTTTGGTTTCATTGATCCGTAGTGTGAAGGCATAACAATAAAAGTAGCTGTAACTATATTACTTCCTTTTACGTTTTTTAGCAGTTGTTAATGCAATGGCTTGAGCCTGCTTAAGTGTTTTTCCTTCTCTCATTAGCTTACGAATGTTAGCTGAGATAATTTTTTGTGATTTACCTTTTCTTAATGGCATAGCTATCCAAAGTATTTGTTAAGTATGTCAAAGTCCTCGTCATCTATAGCGTCTACATACAGACCTTCAATGATTTGCTCAAACTTTTTTCTATTATCGCCCCTAGTTTTTTGTAGTGCATCGTAAATACGTTTTACCACTGATCTGTTTTTAGGAAACTTTCTTGATAGTTCTAGCGCTTCAAATGGTGTCATAAGTTTTTCATAGCCTCCTCAAAGGTTTCATCTACCCATTTATACAAACGTGGTGCATTCTTTTGCAACCCTTCGGGATTAAAAATATACTGTGTGAAAGATTCTGCGAATTGTTCTGCTACATTCTTACGACTATATTCAGTTGGATAGGTCATGCCCTTTAAACTTAAAAACCGCTTACCTAGTTTCGGCATACCAGCTTGAAAGTGTACTTGGTGTCCCATCTCATGAACTAAAGTAGAGAACCAATCTATTGATTCGTCCATTGGGTGTGAGTTAGACCATACTTCCTCAATACCTTCTTTAAGTCCCTGTCTGTATCTTTCGTACCTTGTGCCTTTAAATTTGCTGAACTTAAAGTTAGTTTCTAAAGTATTCGCTGCACTTTTTTTGATTTTCTTAGCAGATGCCGCACTAATTTTTTTTGCACCATCTCTTAACCTTGTATGAACCATTCCAGAACTCATAATGGTATAGCCATTTGTATTTCCAGTTGCATTACCAAATAAGTTATTAACTACCTTTCTCTGAAAATCTGTATCAATCATTCCACCTTTTTTCAATATGCTTATGTTTCTTTCAAACAATCTTTCATAACTGCCTATTTTTAAATTTCCGCGACCATTCCACCTTTGTTTCCAATCCTTAACCTCTGAAATTAAATCTTTTTCAGGAATCTTATCAATAGCTCTGAATCTCTTAACAACAGTTTCATTAGACTTTGCAAAAGCTTCTAAATTTTTTCCATTCAAAAATCTTTGTCTCAAATTAGTTATACTTGCAGTTTTTTCATATTTCATATTGAATTGATTAACTATATTACCTTTTTTCATAAACGCTCTCATCTTCTTAATATGTTTTTCAGTCAGGCCGCCTAAGGTCTCCATTCCGTCAAAGCTATCTTCTGTGAACTCCTGAATATCTCCAAATCTATTCTTAGTGATCCATGTATCAACACCTTCAGTAGACATAGTTGGTGATGTCTTAATCTTAGGTGCTTTAGCTACTGGTGCTGCTACTTTCTTAGCCACTACAGGCTTGGCATATATTTTCTCTAACTTATCTAGTGGTAGTTCTGTTCCGTCATTCCTTATCATTTTTCTAATTGCCGCATGTCCTGAACCTTCTTTTTTTGCTAATTTCTTAAAAAAATCGACTTTTTGTTCTGTGCCTAGAGTCTTTACTTGTAGTTTTTTATCTTGCTGCAGTAACCAATCACCATATTGTGTGCCTTGTGGGACTCTTCCAGTAGCACTAGGCCTACTAACTACCTTTCCTACTGGTGGTTCTGTTAAATCTTCAAACCCTTTGCGCTTACTTAAACCTTCATAGTCAACAACTGGAACTGTGGTAGACCTACAGTTGAAATGTTGTGGTGGCGTTGGTCCCTTATTGTATTGAAACTTTCTGCCATCAAGCCTTTTACAAATATTACTGGTCTTACTATCTAGTGTTGCTACATATTCGTATCTAGGTGCTACTTTGCTATTCGCTGCATAAACAGATTGAGAAGCCTGATTCTGTACCTGATTAACAGATGTTCTAACAACTGTTTTTATTTGATGGCTTGCTAATTTTATAGCCTGTCCTCCAGCTGCAATCTTTTGTCTTGTGGTCGCTACCTTATCAAACTCCAAAGTGCCTGCCAGACTCTTAGCAATCTTGTTTACTGATTCTCCACTAAATACACCAGCTCTAATAGTTCTAGCTAATAATGCTTGATTTTTTCTTGCAATACCTCTGAAAGCTTTTTCTACAGTTTCGCCATTAGGCAAAGTCATCATTGCACCCTGCCTAGCTGTTAGCTCAAACTTACCTGACCCAAACTTAATAAAATCATCTTCAGTAAATTGCTTGCTGGTAAATATATTGACTTTCGTAGGGTCTGTTTTAACAAAAGAAGTTGCATATCTTTGGTTAACTGCAACTGAATTAATTGGGATACCGCCAGATTTTACAGCTTTTTGTAATTCACCCTCTATAAACCCTGTCTGTATCTTTGCTAATCCTTCCATTTCTTTAATCATTTGCTTTGTTGCATCTTTATTCCATCTGTCCATACTTGCTTTGGATTGTGCAAGTATTGCTCTTAATCTTTTCCTTGTTTGTGGAGCTACAGCTATATTAACCCCTGCTTTCTTTTGCCTTTTGTCTAGTTCAACCAGCTGCTTAGTAGTATCGTAAATTATTTGAATATAGTTTTCTACAAATTTATTAGCTACAGCATTACTGTATCTGTTAAGGTCAATAGTCTCCCTAAAAAATACCTCTGGAATACTCATTTATCATTCTGCCTCTGGTGCCTCCTCCTCTTCTTCTTCAGGCTCTGGATCAGGCTCTTCAGGTGGTTCTGATTCTGTTAAGCCACCGCTTTGTGTGCCTTCGATCTCTTCCTCTACGTCAAAGTCATCTCCTAATACCTCTCCAGCAGATAATTGATTCAATAGAGTTTCTTGTGTAATAGTTCCAGCAGTAAATAGAGTTAGTAAGCTGGTTATCTCCTGTGGCTGTAATCTAGCAGAAACAAAGTCTCTATTAACAAAGGAGCTACCCGCATTAGCTTCATTAAGATATTCGCTGTGAAATCTTAAGCAGTTATCTATCAAGTCTTGCATTTGCTGTGCTATTACCATCATGGTCGAATCATTCTGTGATCTATCTATCTGCTTGGCCTCCGCTGATTCTCCTACTAACTTCTGACCTAGTACAGCTGCTAGTGATAGTGTGTTTATTTGGTCTTTAATATCTGCTAATCTCTGAAACTGGCTATCATAACTGTCTCCTGATGGGCTAATATATTCCATTCTTGACTCTGGTGGCAAAGATAGTGCCTCGCTGGGTCCAGTAGTTATCTCGTCAGCATTGGGATATCCAAATACAGCAAGCAATGGTACAGAACTGATATGCAAAATATTATCTAGGTCAGATTGTATTTGATAATGCTTAAGGTTTAGTTCTGCAATGTCATATAGTGGGCTGCGGCTTTCGTAGTAACCAACTCTATTAGAGTAAGCAACAGCAAAAGGAATCTTATCTTTTAGACTCATTTCTCCTTCATCAAATAATTTATATTCGTTTTTCTTCTCGTCCTTCCTATGAATTTCGTATCTACCCCTTTCTAATACTCTAATCTGCTTAATTATCTTATCTCCGTACTTTCCCTCAGGTTCTACTACCTGCTCCATAAGTCTTAGCTGGGTCAACTGTCTTTCACCCTCTATAATCTCAGATCTCCAACCTAAAATATCCTTCGGTGTATAAGTAACCCAATATGGCCTAGTCTTATCACCTTCTCTTGGAGCATCTACTAAAACACCGACATGACCAAAACTAATAGCTTGCCTTGCTGTCTGGTAAAGCCACACATTGAGATCGTTACCCTCTAAATCTACATCGAATAGTTGCTCTCTTACTAAATCCGATACATCATCTAATCTTACAGGCTTTCTTACCAGCATACCTGAAAGCATTTTTTCTATACGCTGCAAATATGGTACTACTGTTGACCTACTTAGTCTTACGTCATAACTATCGTCAGTTTCTCTAGCTTCCTGTGGTAAATATTTTCTGTGTTCGCTTCTAATCTTGTATGTACCTTCTTTCAAATCAGTAATCAAATCCCAAAATTGAGCCATTCGTTGATAGGCCGCGTTAGGGCTGGCAACTGTTGTAGCAGCTTGTGTTATTGGCTGATTGTAAATATTTAGTGAGCTATACACAGTTTTGCCTCAATAGTACCATGTTCTTAATATATTCTAATGCCTGTAGGTTTGCCCGCACGTGCAAATAATGGATTGAACTCTCTCCAAACCAGATACCCTAGAGCATCATTCATGTGATCGTAACCAGCGTCTTTATCTGGCTCGCCCTTATCTGTATAACTCTGTAACTCAAGACACTCAATCATACGTCTGCAACTGGCATTGATCTGTAGACGTACTTGCCCTTTTCCGTTGCATAACAAACCCTGTACGGCAGAGACTCTATCTCTGATTGCTGGATTGCTTTTGGCCGAGAGATTAGTGAAACCATAGGATTCAAGAATCTGTATGTCTGTTTTTGCTGCATTAGTACTTCGATTGCCGCCTGAAGCATCAGGGTAGACGTAAATCTTATTAGTAGGATATCTACGCTGTATTTCCTGTGCAAGTGCGTCTGTATCATGTGCTGACACAATCTCATCAATTATCAACAATTTTTCTCCTAATTTAATTCCTATCACCGCGCTCATATTTCCAATATTGAAGTCTACACCTATCCTTAATGGCTCCATCTGGATACTTGGAATAGTATCTACAATGTTATCTTCTCTTACGAATCTGTCATATACCTGCCCAGTGGTGAGGTTGGTGAACTCTCCGTTAAGGTAAGCCTGCAGCATACTAGGGTCGTAGTTTGCTTGCATTCGTTCAATAAAATCTTCTGGTAAATGTGGATTGTCTTGCGTTCTCATTCTTATAAGTTTGCGGTCTGTTCTTTCCTGTGCCGCCTCTGATCCAAAGGTATTCCACATCCATCTAAAACCCTCTGGTGTACTCGCTGCGCAAAACTGCCTGACATTACCAGACCTTAACCTACCTAGAATCTTTGGAAATGCCCTATCACATACAGATGGGGCTACTGTGTCTATTTCATCTGCCAACACGAAAGCCAAATTTAGACCAATTATCCTAGACCAGTTTTCAAAACTTCTACAAAGTATCTTTGTATCTCCATCTGGTAGGTGCAATATGTACTCAGGTAATGGACTAGCCCTGTATGAGTAAGGTATTTCATAGTATTCCAAAAACTGCTCAAAGTCATTCTGCCAGATGTCTCGAATCAAAGAACCTGTAGGCTCCATTACTGCACCTGTAAATCCTACGTTAAGTGCCGCTAGTTTCACACATACTGCACAAAGCGCTCTAGTTTTCCCTGCACCATAACCAGCTGATAAGCCAAGTATCTCAGTATTACTGTTATCAAAAAACTCCCTTTGTGGTTCGTGAAGATCGTTTCTAATATTTGCTAGTAATTGTTTTATATCAATCGAAACTCCGCTAGTGCCTGCAATATCTAATACTGATCCCTCTCTGGTTAATATACTCATGTTGTGATCTGTGCAATCTTAGCCATTGAGTTAATACAACCTAAAGCTACGTTTAATTGATTGCTGTTTCTAGCCTCTTTTTGTAGGGTAGAAAGCTGGCTTAAAATGTCCGCGGTAAATTGCCTTCTGTCAATGTCAAAATCTTTCTTGAGAATGATACGGGCGTCTTGGATATACTGCTCTGT